GCCCACCGACCGCGGCCAGCGCCCAACCCGGCTTGAATCCGATCTTGTCGTCCGGGTCGAGGTACCGCTCAGTGGCGACGGTCTTCTCCCACTCGCGGGGGAGGTGATACCGGCCCGGTCCGCCGTTGTGCGGGGTCTCGGTCCAGGTGCCGTCACGGTTCTTCGTCCGCTTGATCCCGGGACAACCCTCCGGGCAGGGGCTTGCAGCGAATACGGGCACACCGGCCTTGATCAGGCTACGTGCGACATCCAAGGCTTTCTGGACGTCCTCGTCATTTGACACGTGTTATCCTCCGCGAGGTCTATCCATGACAGGTGTGACAGGGGCGGGATCCGGGTGCGACCGGGTCCCGTTTCTATGTCTGTGGAACCGCGACCCTACGCCGCTTCGTCCGCCGTAGGGATCGCCTCGGTAGGGGTGTCGTTGGCGGGGTCGGGGTAGCTGTCCCAGAGCCACGCCTCGGCCAACTTGTACTTGTCCCGCAGCATCATCTCGGCCAGCACGAGGCCGCCCTCTTCGATGCCGAGCCGGTCCGCGAGGAAGTTGAGCCGGCGGAAATCCGCGACGTGCTGCTCTTCGAGCGGCCGTAGGCCGGCACCCTCGATGACCAGTCGCCAGATCTCCGCCATCGTCTCGTTGCGGATGATCGCGAGCGCCGCGCCCCGGCGGTACGTCACCTCACTGAGTAGGAGCGCGGTCTGTCGTTTGCGGATCTTGTGCATCTCGGCCATCAGTTGACTTCTCTCTCGAATCAGTTGGCTCAGTTGATGAGTCAGTTGACTTACCGGTTGACGGTGCGACTGCATTGCGAAATCAGTTGATGAGTCAGTTGACCCGTCAGTTGACCTTACCTGTCAGTCAGTTGACATGTCGACTGCTACGGGGGCATGGTAGTTGACATGAGGGACGAGCGGGAACGCGAGTCAACTGACCGGTCAACTGACTCGGCGGGCGAGTCAACTGATTCGACCGATTCTCATACTTCGCGAGTCGGGCAAACTGGACTGTCAACTGATTCTCATACTTCGCGAGTCGGGCAAATCGATCCGATGTCAACTGAGTCAACTGACGGGTCAACTGATTCGAGTAACCGATCAACTGGTCGGTTAACTGGTTTCAGGTGGCTCGCGTGCGACCGGTCAACTGGTCACTACTACTGGGAAGCGAGGGCGAGAGATGTCAACTGATCCATCAACTGAGTCAACTGGAATGGCCTCGGTCGTGTTGTTCAAGCCGAGCGGCAAGTACTACACGACCGAGGAGTGGCGGATCCCGACGGAGATCAAGGATCACTCCCCCGAGCGCGGGGACTTCGTCCGTGGGGTGATCGGTCCGTACGACATGGATCAGTCCCCCGATTTCCGGAGGATCTCCGGCGGCCCGGTGCTGATCGAGTCTCAGGAGCCCTGGGGTTGGCCGCACCTGTTCCCGACCGAAGATCCGACCAGGGGTGAGAAGCCGGAGCCGGTGCGTACCGAGTGGCGGGGACAGCTTGAGGGTGGCCCGGACGAGGGTAACTTCGTCACGGTGAACCGGCCTCGCTTCGAGGTCGAAATGCGCACTCAGATGTGGATCGACGGAGAACGCGGCCACGTCATCGCCGACGAACTCAGGGCTCACGGTTGGTACGTCTGGCACGAGAAGAGCGGCGCGTTCCGTTGGGTGCCGAGCCGATGACGCGGGTTAAGCAGGTCTCAATCGCGCTGAGTGTCGGCCTGATTCAGGCTGCATTCGTCTACGTGCTGTGCACGTCCATCGACACGGCGCGCGTCTGGCCCGGAACGATCCTCGTTTTCGTGCTCGGTGTGCTGACCATACTGACCTTCACGGACGTGAAGCGATGAGCCCGGAGCCTGCCGACGGGACGGCGATCATCCTGCATCTGATCGAGGCCGCTCAGGCCATCGTGCGGCGCCCCAACTATGGCCTGTCGAATTTGTTCGACCCTGAAGGCCGTGACCTTCAGTACTGGGTGACGCTGCTCGAAGAGCGGTACGCGCGGGAGCGGATCGAGTCGGCGCCGGCGGTCGGATGGGAGCCGCGGTACTGGCGTGAGCTGGTGGCCGGAGACCGGGTGTCGCTCGGCGAACAGGAGGCGGAGATCGCGTCCGCTCAGGTGCTGGGCTGGCACGTGGACCCGGACCCGAAGAACAGGCAGTGGCACGAGGGTCCCGACGTGGACGAGTGCCGCGCGTGCAACAAGGGGCGCTGCAAGAAGGCACGAGGGTGGTTCAGTCCGCCGCTGGAGCACGGGTACGTGGCGATCACGCTGAAGGGGCGCGACCCGGTCTACAAGATGCCACCGGCTGGAGAGGTCGAGACGCTCCGCGGTCCCGCCGGCCAGGCAGTCGACGAGGCCAACGGCTTCAGGTCGGTGCTCGGCGAAGAGGAGATCGACGTGATGAGTTCGTGGGCAGCCGATGCCGCGACGACCCTTGAGCAGGCCGGACTCGGCCCGATCGAGGTGCTGCGATGACCTCTTATCCGACTCGGCGCGAATGTCCAGATTTTCCAGAGTGGAACGGGGATCGAAATATCGCTAGCTGCTCATGGTGTGGAGCGCCTAAAGGATTGGCTTGCGTCACAAGTGATGGCAAATCGACATATAACCACAAACCACGAACTAGGGCTGCGCGGCTGATTCGAGAGTCTGATGAGTGAAGGGGAGAACGTGAGGACGTGGAGGGCGGAGGTTCCGCCGGAGCCCGAGGGCGTGACGTGCGTCCGGGACGAGAACGGTCACGGGGACCTGTGGCGCAAGGCTGATGACGGATGGCGCCTTGCGGCGATGCAGAACGGAACCCCGTACCCCAACCCTCGCCGCTGGGAAGAGATCGTGACGGAGTTCGGGCCGCTGGTCGAGGTGATCGAGCCGTGACGGCGGAGGAGCAGCACTGGGCGCTGGCTCAGAAGCGGCTTGAAACTGCCACTGAGCTGCGGCGTGACCTCATTCGGATGTGCCCGGACAGTCGCGCCACCAGTAACTGTGCAGCCAGGGCGGCACTGCGGACCGCGGCCGAGATCATCGAGATGAACCCGCTCCGGGAGTTCGAGTACGAGTGGGAGGGGATGCACTGGGCCGGCGTGATCGAGGCCGCGATACGGATCATCTCGGCCGTGGAGATGGAGATGTACGACCCGCGCTCGTATCCCGAGCGGTACGAGAAGGGAGGTGAGTCCGGTGGGAGTTGAGCGGTACCGGCTCAAGATCTATGACGGGGACTTCGAGGTGATTCATCAGCGGGTGTTCACCGTTGACGTTGACCTCGACTCGCCGGAGCGCGGGGCGATCCTCGGCCCGAAACTCGTGGCGCTGACCGCGCTCGCACGGGCCGCACGCGAGCCGATGGACTGCCCGGTACTGGTCGTGTGCGACCCGGTCAGCGGTAAGCCGCTGCTGGACTGGGTGTGATCACCTGATGCCGCAGCACTACATGAGTCCTACGGCGGTGTGCATCCTGCTGCTGCTGGCGCTGGTAGTGGACTGGATGAGCGTTGGGCCGAACTCGATCCGAGATCGGCTCGCGTTCTTCCTCTCCCTGGCCGCGGTACGGGAGGGCTTCAACGGCTCCGCGCTCGATCAGTGGACGGTCGGGCTGCTCGGGCAGTTCATACAGACCCTGCTCGACTCGACCGGCAGGGCGTATATCGCCGGCGCTTCGATCAGCGGTGTCGTCGGTGTCGTGATCGGGATCCTGTGGATCTACACGATCGGGTGCCTGCTTCCGGTTAAGGCGAGTAAGAAGCTCGGCCGGTTCGCGACCCTGGCGTTTCAGCAATCACCGCTGCATCGCCTGAACATTCAGCTCTGGGTGATGGCGTTCGCGTTGGGCATGATGGCCGACCTCCCGCAAGGCGCCGTCGGTGACATGACCGAAGCCTCTGTCGACTTCGTGACGGCGATCGTCTCGCCGTTGCCCGAGTTCCTGTTCGGGAGTGCGTGATGGTGTTGCTGGCCGTGGCGAGTGAGCCCGATCGAGGATGGGGAGGGCCGCTCGGGATCGCTGTGGCGTTCGTGATCTTCGCCGTGGGCCGGTGGATATGGCTCAAGATCCACAACCCCTCCCCCACTCCTGCCCTCCCGACCGCCGAACGAGTGAAAGCGCAGGCCAGGCTAGGTGAGCAGGCGCGGCTCAGAAGTGGCGGGGGAGGGGATGTCGATCTTGAGAAGGGGGACAAGAGGTACTCCTGGGGAGGCATCAGCTACGACAAGCCGACCTTCGGCGATCGTCTCGAAGGACTCAAGGACGTCTGGCGGGATGCGGCGAATCGAGGGGCGCCGGACGAGGACGAGGTGCCCGAGGATCGGGACCCGGAGATCGATCTCGCGCTCGATGAGGACGACTGAAGTCAGTTGACATGTCAACTGAGGTGCGTACAATTGACCGCATGACCGCGAACATGAACGAGCAGGGCGTGGACTGGACGCGCATCGCCATCAGGCTTCAGGAAGAGATGTCCAAACTGACTCACGAGGGCGGAGACCGGCGCTACGGCAATGACTTCTACGCCGAGGCGTTGCGCCGGGTCTTCGGCTACGAGCCGGCCGGAGAGCACAACCGCGAGACGTTGCGCAGCGGATACGGCCTGACGACCGAGACGTTCCACCACTGGGACGTCAAGGGCGCGACCGCGCTGTCCCGCATGCAGACCGAGGCCGCCGAGAAGCGGGTTCAGGAGATGCGCGCCGAGACGCAGCGTGTCTATCGGGAGGCCGGCAAGGATCTCGCGAACCTGCTCCGGGATCGCTGCAACGAACGTACGGTGCCCTCTCGGTATCGCCGAGAGGGCGTGACGTGGGCAGCGGACATGATTGACCCGACCGTGCCGAAAGACCGGTACGGCAACGTTCGCGAGGTCTCGGAATGAGCGCCCTGCTGCCACTCAGGGACTATCAGGTCAAGACGATCGCGGCGATTCACTCGAAGTGGGATGCGGGGATTCGTAGGCCAGCGTCCGTTTTGCCCACAGGCGCCGGGAAGGGCAGCACTCTCGGTACCGAGGTGCCTACTCCAAGTGGCCTACGGCTCTGGGGAGATCTTCAGGTCGGTGACCTCGTGTTCGGCTCGAACGGTGAACCGACCGAGGTCACCGCAATCTTTGACCGCGGCGTACTCCCGGTCTACCGGGTGACGTTCTCTGACGGCGCTTCGGTCGAGGTGGACGGCGAGCACCTCTGGGCAGTCCGGGACGGACTGTATCGCCGCACCTCTCGTGAGCGCCGAGTCATTCAGACTCAAGATCTCGCTGCATCGGATCTCCGGATGGATCGCGGATATCGCTGGCGTATCCCGATGGCCGGCGCCGTGGAGCGCAAACCTGCCGATCTGCCGATCGACCCGTACGTAATCGGAGCGCTGATCGCCAACGGAACTCTGGGCGGAGGTGGAACGACTCTCAGTACTCCGGATCGACAGGTAGCGGAGCGCGTCGCCGCAGCCACTTCGATCCGACAATTGGCCACACCCGATGGCGCCTGTGATCGCTACTTCGTTCACGGGCTCGTGCCGGCAACCAAAGCGTTCGGGATGAAGGTCAAGTCCGGCCAGAAGCGAATCCCCCGAGCCTACCTTGAAGGCTCGGCCAGTCAGCGCCTCGATCTACTGCATGGCCTGATGGACGGGGACGGATCGGCACGAGACAGGGCGCGACGTTCGGTCAACTACTCGACGACGTCCCCCGGGCTCGCTGAAGACGTGATCGAGCTGGTCACTTCACTGGGTGGCACTGCGAACCTGAAGCGCTTTGACCGGTCGCATCACGACAAGTCGATCGAGTATTCGCTCGGGATCGTCATGCCTTCCGGCGTGCCAGCGTTTTGGAGCGACCGAAAGGCACATGCCGGCACGGAGTCGATCCGCAACCTTCAGCCCCGACGGGCCATCGTCTCGATCGAGCGCGTCTCGGATCAGCAGATCCGGTGCATCACGGTCGCGGCTCCCGATCACCTCTACCTGATCACCCGGCATCACATCGTCACGCACAACACCGTGGTGTTTTCCCACCTGGCCGAGGACTACCTGAGCAAGAACCCCGGCAAGCGGGTGCTCGTGCTCTCGCACACCGACGAGCTCGTGAATCAGGCCGCGGACAAGATGCGTCAGGTCGCACCGCACCGGTCGATCGGGATCGTCAAGGCTGCTCAGAACGAAGTGCACTGCGAGATCGTCTCGGCCAGCGTGCAGTCACTGCGGGCGAAGTCGCGCCGGGATCAGATCCGCAATGTCGGCTTGTTGATCATCGACGAATGCTTTCCTGCCGGAACGCTGGTGGGGGATCGACCGATCGAGTCTCTGAAGGCTGGTGACCTCGTCCCCTCGTGGGATGAGGGGACCGGTCGGGAGGTCATGCGCCCGGTCGTGGCGCTGATGAGTAAAGCGCCGCTGTACATGGTCCGCGTGACGCTGGAAGACGGCGAGACGTTCGCGTGCACGCCGAACCACCCGATCCTGACAACTCGCGGTTGGTGTCCGGCCGGAATGCTTCTGCATGATGACTTGGTGGTATCGTTTACACATGACGCGAAAGCCGAAACCAGTGCCCGTGAACTGCCTGAACTGTCAGGCGGAGTTCGATTTGAGGACTCAGTCCAAGGGTCGATGGGACATCTATCAGAAGTCGGGCCGAGCGTACTGTCAGGATTCCTGTCGGGACGAAGTGACTCGAAAGCGTTCATCGGAGACGATGGCGCGCACGAACCGGGTGCATGCCTCGCCGCGCATGAAGGCACGCAACCCGATGCGGTTCGAGGAGAACCGGGAGAAGATGAAGGCCACGCTTGCGGAGATCGGGCATCGGCCACGGATCCGTGGCGGAAACGGGAAGCCGGCGCCGGAGCCTCAACGGAGGTTGGCGGAATTCCTCGGGTGGCCCATGGAAGTGATCGTGGCGCCGAGCGACGGAGAGATGCCGTATCACTACAAAATCGATATAGCTCATCCGACGATGAAGGTGTGCGTCGAGGTGGACGGGGGGTCCCATTTCTCGCTGGCTCGCCAAGAGTCCGACCGGCGCCGGGACGCGAGGCTGTCTGCTCTCGGGTGGCTGACGTTCAGGTTCTCGAACGCGGCAGCGATGGAACGTACGGCGGAGTGTGCTCAGACGGTCTTGTCTACAACATCGAAGTGGCAGGCACGCACACCTATCTGATCAACAACGGTGTTGTGGTACACAATTGCCATCACAGCAGCGCAAAGACGTACAAATCAATCCTTCGTCACTACGGCGCATTGCACGACGAGGGCCCGGTGCCGGCTGACTGGCGCTCGGCGATCCACGTTGCAGGCTTCACGGCGACCCTCGTTCGCGGGGACAAAGAGAAACTGTCGGACGTCTGGGAAGACGTGGCCATCAAGATCTCGATCGGGTTCATGATCCGGTCGGGGTACCTGCTCGACGTCAAGGGCAAGCGGGTCGAGGTGCCCAACCTCGACCTTAAGCAGGTCAAGCAGTCCGGCGGGGACTATCAGGAGGGCGCACTCGGTGAGGCTCTGGTCGAGGCGTTCGCGCCGGAGATCGTAGCCAAGGCGTACATGGAGCACGCGAGCGACCGTAAGGGCATCGGCTTCGCTCCGACAGTCGATTCGGCGTACGCGTTCGAAGAGGCGTTTCGCATAGTCGGCCTGACCGCGGAGACCGTGCACGGGGCGCTGGCGCGGGACGAGCGGCGAGCGATCCTGGCTCGGCTCAAGTCCGGCGAAACGCAGTTCGTCTGGTCGGTGATGGCGCTGACCGAGGGATTCGACGAGCCGACCGTCTCGTGTGCGGTCATCGCCCGGCCGACCAAAAGCAACGGTTTGTACCAGCAAATGGTTGGACGCGTCCTACGTCCCGATCTGTCCCTTTCGCCCGAGGACCGCGGTCACGCGCTGATCCTCGACGTGGTCGGGATCTCCCGGATGCACGGGCTGCAATCGCTCGTTGACCTGTCGACCCGGGACGATCTGCCCGAGGACCTCGATGAAGACCTGTCGTTGCTGGAGCTCGAAGACTTCATCCTCGATGAGCCGGAGCCGGAGACCGAGGGTACCGGCGCCGAGCCGGAGACGTGGTACGTCGGACCGGCCGAGACCCGGGAGTTCGATCCACTCGGACGCGACTCGAAGCGGACATGGGGTCTGACGCCGGACGGGACTTACTACCTGTCCGCCGGTACGACCGGGTACGTGTTCCTGAGCGACTCGGTCAACGGTGAGTCCGGGACGTTCGATGTCATCTGGTGTGCAAAAGAGGTCCGCCCCGGCCAGAAGTACGCCGCGGCTGGGATGACCGCGCACCGCGGGCTGCACTTCGAGATGGCGCTCGCGTGGGCGGAGGAAGAGGCGACCGAGCGCGGAGGCTTCGGCACGCAGACCCTCACGACTAAGAAGGCGAAGTGGCGCAACGAGCCTGCCACCAAGGGGCAGGCGTGGAAGGTGCGGCAGGTTCCCGGTTGGGGGAGTCGCAAGCTGCGCACGAAGCGGATCGATGACCTTCCGGAGAACGAGGTCGAGTACTACTACCTCGACGAGACCGGCGAGAAGCTCACCAAAGGCATGGCGGCCGAGATCATCGACGCGCACAGCGCCGCATGCGTGATCGACCCGCTCGTGCAATTCGTGCGAGAGAGGGCGAAGTCGTGAGGCCGAACAAGGCCGGCGGGGCGAAGGGTGCGGGTGGATATCCGATCAGCGATGCCCGCACCCGGCTGATCGCCAAGATCCATCCTCAACGGAAGCGGGAGGCATGAGCGCCGACTCGGTCAGTGAGAATCAGACGACGGTCACGAAGGACCCGAGGACACGGGCCCGGATTCTCCGGGTGCCGTGCCCGGTCTGCGGAGTGAAGCGGAACGAGCGGTGCGTGAACCTGTCCGCCTTCTCGTACACCCGGCCGCTGAAGTCCTTCCACAACGAGCGTGTCCAGAACTGTCAGAGGTAGAGGGAAGGGTGAGGGCGTGAGTGATGAGCAGGTTCAGGCTAGGCGCGACCGGGCGCGCAAGGCATTCGAGGAATGTCCATATGACGAGCATGACTGCACGTCATGCAGTCGAGACCGGGCTATCGAGGTGGCGACTCGGATCACGGCTGATGAGGTGTCGAGGGCGCTCGACGCATTCCGGAAGGCCGATGTTCAGCACATCAAGCACCCGGACTTCATGAAACTGCGTATGACTCACCGGCTCGCGGTAGCGCTGGCCGAACTCGGCTTCGAGGTGTCGAGGTCGGAGAGGGAAGAGTGAGGGCGTGATTGGGTCGTATCGGCTGTACCAGATTGGTTGGCATGCACAGATGGATCGGGCACGTCGGCTGGCCATGGAGCGCGGTCAGAGGATGGCGGTGCGCGGCGTACTCGGACCCTCGCCGGGCTGGAAGTACGTTGTCACGCCCGCCGGGCGTGAATGGCGCGGCATCAAGCTGGATGAGGTGAGGGCGTGAGTGACGAGGACGTGTTCATGACCGCGGCGGACGTGAGGCCGTTGCCGCAACGGCGAGGGCCGCGGGTCATCGAGGCGTACTTCCGGTCCGAGTGTTCGGAGTGTGGGGCGGAGGTCGAGGTCGGGGACCCGATCGTGTCCGACGGCGACGGGGGATGGATGGAGGCGCATCATGCCTGATCTGTATCGGGTCGGCAATCATCAGCCGCGCAATCTGTACCGCGGTGACGAGTACATCGGCGTGATGTTCGATCCCGCAGACACGGCGCTGATCGCTCGCGTGCTGAACGAGTGGGCGGGATCAGCGCCGATCGATCGGGTGTATCCGCCGGTCTTCCGGGACGAGAGCGGGGACGACTGGTATCTGCGGGACGACGGTACCTACCGTCTGCGTGACGCACGCGAGACTCGCACGCTCGACGACATCAAAGCGAACTACGGGGAGTGGAGGGGTCATGCCGGTTGATCACATGAATCGGGCGGACCCGGTCGATCCGTTCATGACGCCGGCCGATGCCCGCGGCGGAGCCGACGACCCGGAACGCATCACCGCAGGCCGGTATCGGCTGCCGGACTTGATCCCGAATCCGTACAGCGTGGGACCGATGTTCATGACCGGTACCGAGTCTCGCAAGGGTGGATGGCAGCGGGTCACGACGCTCGTGAAGGCGATCGGGGACGCTCGTGCACTCGACTTGTGGCATCAGCGGTTGCTGATCATGGGGCTGGTCAAGCGGCCCGACCTGTACGACCTCGCGTGTGCGACTGTGGCGAGCGCGGACCAGAACGATCCGAAAGCACTGCGGGCGCCGCTCGAAGAACTCGCGGGGAAGATTCTCGCCGCGGCCGGGGCGGACGAGGGCGCGAACCTCGGAACCGCGTTTCACGGGTTCACCGAAGCACAGGACCTCGGACTGATGCACTACGCCCGGCGGATCTGGCACGGCAAGCTCGCGAACTACGCGAACGGCCTCGAAGCGCAAGGGCTCGAAGTCATCCCGGAGTACGTGGAACGCAAGATCGTGGTGCTCAAGTACGGGCTCGCCGGCACACTGGACCGGATCCTGTGGGACCGGATCAACCGGCGGCATGTCATCAGCGATACGAAGAGTCAAAAGAAGTTTTGGACGTGGCTGGAGATCGCGGCGCAGGAGTCCGCGTACGCCATGGCTGATGCGATGTGGGACCGCGTGACCTGCTCGTATGTCGAGATGCCGAAGGTCGATCAGGACGAGGGCATCGTGGCATGGATGCCGGTGAACGGGTACGACCCGCTCGACACCTCACGGGGCAACACCTCGACGGAGGACGTGGACGGGGTCGACTTCTTCTCGGTCGATCTCGCGAAGGGACGCCGAGCGCTGCAGTTGTGCTCGGAGGTCGATGCACTGCGGTCCGAGGCGAAGAGCGTCAAGCAGACGTGGGGGTTGCTGCGGCCGGCACCGGGTCTGGCGCTCGTGGAGGCGTACGCGCGACGGCTAGGCGGGGTGTCGTCTCTGGCCGAGGGGTCGGCGCTCTGGGCGGAGATCGTCAAGGCCGGAGTGCACGAGAGCGCCGAGCTGATCGAGCTGGCACGCGAGACGGTCGAGAGGGTGAGAACGGCAAGCAGTTGACATGTGGACTGGGTGAGCTGGTAGAGTGAGTGCATCGGGCGGAGTTGCCGGTACGACCCCCGGGTAACGTCTGAACCGGTTCTCATGTTTCGCGGCGTGAGGTAGGGTCCTCCTGTTTCGCGGCGGGAGGGCCCATAAGCCCCAGATAGGCAGTTGTCAGCCGCAAGCGCGCGCACGCGGTGATCGTGGTTCGAGTCCACGATGGGGCACGGTTCGCTCTAAACGAAAGGCCAAACGACAGGCGCCCGCCAGTGCCTGGCGTGACGGCTGATACGTACGAGCGTGGCTCACTCTGGCGGGTGAGTGGTGCGGTAGCTCAATGGAAGAGAGTCCTGCTGATGGACTGATCCGGGTTCGAATCCCGGTCGCACACGAGCGAGAGTGGTTCGAGGATTCTACGCAGCTCAAGATCCATACGCGCAGGAATCCTCCGAGAACGGCCTGAAAGTGCCGTGACATTCCGGAGAGACGGATAGGGCAACGGCCTACCAGAATCCGTTGTGCGCGAGGGGGGATCGTAAGATCCTGGGGGCTGCCCCGAAGTTCCCTCGCGTAGCACCAAGCCTCGCTCAATGGTGACATCCGGCCGATCAAGTCGGGTCCCTGGTTCGATTCCAGGCGAGGCACGTTACGTGAGGGGTGTCTCGGTTCACGCAGTAGGCTGCAGGCGGCCATAGAGTCTGGTTTCACCCCTCGCGCAACACCCCGTTGAATCGCAGAACCGTAGGAAGAGGTACTCGTGACAGTCGAGACGACCGACACCGTCGACCCGTTCGCCGAAGCTCAGATCACCGCGGAGTCCGCATCGGCCAGCACAGCCCCTGCTCCGCAGACCTCGGCGCCGACCGCAGACCCGTTCGTGGGGTCCGCGGACGAAGAGGACCCGTTCGCCACCAGTTCGGACTACCGGGGGTCGTTCAGCCCCTCTCCGCCGCTGGACGCACTCACTGGCCGAGTGCTGGTGATGATCCCGCGCTCGTTCGACCCCGAGGCAAAGGACCCGCTGAACGAGGGCAAGACTCGTGAGCAGTACACGGTTGATCTGACCGTGCTCACCGGTGGCCGGATGGCCTGGTACTACACGGCCAAGGGTGACGCCGAGAAGGGCACCGAGGACGAGGTGAAGGAGTTCGTTGTCGAGGACGTCTCGCCAGCGACCCCGTACACGAACTCGAATCACTGGATCCCTCAGGGCAACATCATCAGCAAACTGAAGGACACGCACGCGGCCGGTCGGCCGTTCCTGGGTCTGGTCGTCCGCGGTCCGCAGAAGACGGACCGCGACAAGGGCGTGACCGCGGCGCAGATTCAGAAGCAGTACGCGGACTGGGTCGGCCGCGGCCGGCAGGGTCCGGCCCCGAAGTTCTCGTGGCTGATGATCGACCCGACCCCGGAGCAGCGTGCCGTTGCGATCGCCTGGTGGCGGGAGAACGGCAAGAGCATCGCGCCGATCAACACGAGCACCGCCCCGAAGAGGTAGTACCCGCACGAACACTCCGGGGGGAGTGAGAAGACCCGAGCTCATCGTTAGTGAGCTCGGGTCTTCTGCTGTATTGCTACCTTGCACGTATGCGCGTAAGGTGCGCGGTATGACCGTGACCCCGGAACCGCCGCAGTACGAACGGGCGGATCTGATCCGACCGCTCTCGCCCTATCAGTCTGCTCATTCCTACGTCGTACTCGGGACTCCGTACGTGCCCCTACTGCGGCCGGCATCGGCGCTGGCGGTCTGGGCTTTGGTGACGGGGGTGACGGGGTTACTGGCGGGGTGGTGCCTGTTCGGGGTGCCGTGCCTGATCGCGGTCATCCTCGGGCACATCGCGCTGCACGAGACGAAGGACGGCGAGAAGACCGGGCGCGGTATGGCAGTGGCCGGTCTGATCCTCGGGTACGTGGCGCTGCTGCCCGCGGTGATCCTGGCGTTCTGGCTGATCCTCGGTGCCGGTGGCGCGGCGGTTGCGCCGAACGTTCACCCCTCGGTGCGCGTGTCATGAGCCGGGGCCGGGTGCTGGCGGTCAGGGTCGCGGTGCTCGTGTACGGGGTCGTCGGGGGTCTCGCGGTGGTCGTGCTGCTGATCGGGTCGATATGCAACATCCGGTGAAGGCGATGAGGGGAGAACGGCAATGCTGATCAACGGTGAGTGGAGGGTTTCCACCAAGAGCAACGGCTCGGGTGGAAACAACTGCGTTCAGGTCGCGTTCAACGCCTCGGCTGGTGACGGGGGTACCGGGCGGATCTTCGTGCGGAACTCGAAGAACCCGTTCGCCGGCATCGCCGACTTCAGCCGCGAGGAGTGGGAGGCGTTCATCGGCGGGGTCAAGGACGGCGAGTTCGACCTACCGGAGTGAGCGTGTAGTACTGTCGAGAGCGAGTCCAAGAGCTACGCCCTGCTCTCGCTCTTCCCCCGAACGACCCCGTACGCCGTCCCGATCGCGGCATGCGGGGTCGTTCTACGTCCGAGCTCGCGTGACGGGGGATCGTGAGATGTCCGATGATCAGGGATAGAGTGACAGCATGAGCGGGGACGAGGGCAAGGGCAGGCCGAAGCCGAGATGGGAGCACCGGGACGGGAAGTACGCGAGTCCGGAGAACGACCCCCGTAAGCTCGGCGGACTCTCGGGTCACTTCCTCGAACGGCCGTTGCCTCGGCCAGGCAAACCCCGACCGGACCGGCACATGCACCTCAAGATGCTCCCGGTGCTGAACAAGGACAACAACCCCGGTGGTGCGCGCTGGTGTGACAAGCATCAGGTGCTGGAGTGCTCGAAGAGGCGGCGCCGGGTCGATGAGCCGTGTCACCTCCCGGCCATCAGGGGTATCGACGCGTGTCATCACCACAGCGGACTACCGAAGGGGGTTGCGATGATCAAGGGCGAAGGACAGATCAGCGCATGGAGCGCGGCCGGGCGACCGGGGCCGGCGGGGGAGATTCAGCCGGGCGAGGCCGTCATGGGCATGCTGCAGATGAGCTGGCTGCGGGTCGCGGCGTACGGTCGGCTGCTGAAGTCTCAGGTCGAGAGTGAAGGCGGAGACCTGAACGTCGAAGGTCTCATCGGGCACAAGCGGGCCATGAGCAACTCGAATCAGATCTATAAGGTCTCCGAGGAGATCCGGGCGCTGGTGATGCTGGAGGCTCAGGAGCGCGACCGGTGCGTGAAGTTCGCCGAGACAGCTCACCGGATGGGGATCAGTGACCGGCTCACCTCCCTGGCCGAGCAGTGGGGTGACGTGGTCGCCGGTCGGGTCGTCGACATGATGAGCGACCTGAAGCTGAGCGCGGCACAGCAGAAGCGTCTCCCGCAGTTGCTGGAGATCTACCTGTCCTCGATCGACATCATGAGCATCGGTGCCGGCGGGTCGGAGCGCGAGGAATGACCCGCGGGTACCGGCCGTGCGGTGCGTGCGGGGCGCTGATCGATGTGAGCCGCGGTTGTAAGCACTGGAAGGCTGAGAAGTTCATCTACGCCGCGCGGCAGCGTGTGATCGTCGATCAGTTCCGGCGGACGATGACCCGAGCCGTGACCGGGTGAGGATCAACCTCGCGGGCAAGATCAAGTCACGCTCCAAGCTGTCACGCTGGTGGAACTCTCCGGCGGCGTGGGCGGATGACGTGCTGGGGATCGATCTGGCGTCCTATCAGCGCGAGGTGCTCGATGCTCTGCCGGTGAGGAAGCGGGTCGCGCTCCGGGGCCCTCACGGGCTCGGCAAGACGATGCAGGGTTCGGTGCTCGTGCTGTGGTTCGCAAGCACCCGCGACCTGGCCGGCAAGGACTGGAAGGTCATTACGACCGCTTCGGTCTGGCGTCACCTTGAGGTGTACCTCTGGCCGGAGATCCACAAGTGGGCAGGGAAGATCGACTTCGAGACGCTCGGCCGGACCCGGTTCAAACCCGGGTCTGAACTGATGGACCGCAACCTGAAGCTGACGCACGGTGCGGCGACCCCGGTCGCGTCGAATCAGCCGGAGCGCATCGAGGGCGCACACGCCGATGAGTTGCTGTACCTGCTCGATGAGGCGAAGCTGATCGAGCCGGCTACGTGGGATTCGATCGAGGGTGCGTTCTCTAACGCCGGTGACGACGTCTCGGCGAACGCGTACGCGTTCGCCATGAGCACTCCCGGCCCCCCCGCCGGGCGGTTCTACGAGATCCACAAGCGGGCGCCCGGGTACGAGGACTGGTGGGTCCGGCACGTCACTCTCGAAGAGGCGATCAAAGCCGGCCGGATCTCGAAGTCGTGGGCCGAGCAACGCAAGCTGCAGTGGGGTGCGGACTCGGCGGTCTACCAGAACCGCGTGCTCGGCGAGTTTCACGCCGGTGATGAGGACTCGGTCATCCCGTTGTCCTGGGTGGAGGCGGCGATCGAACGCTGGTACGCCTGGGAGAAGGTCGGGAAGCCTGATCAAGGTGGGCCGTACTGGACGGGTGTGGACGTGGGCCGCGGTGGGGATGAGACCGTGATGGCGTTGCGGGACGGCCCGGTCATCCGCGAGCTGCGGGGATCGCGAGCTCGGGACACGATGAGTGTCGTTGCCGCGGTTCAGGGCCTCGAAGGGCGTGCGATCGTGGATGCGGTCGGGGTCGGCGCCGGGGTGTACGACCGGCTCCGGGAGAAAGGTGAACGACCTCTGGCGTACGTGGGGTCCGGGAAGACGCTGCGCCGGGACAGATCGGGCAAATACGGATATTTTAACGTGCGATCGGCAGCCTACTGGAATCTGCGCGAGTTGCTCGACCCGGAGTATGAGCCGACGATCGCGCTCCCGCCGGACGATCTGATGATCAGTGACCTCACGACCCCGACATGGGAGATCGCGAGCGGCGCTCCGCCGAAGTACAAGATCGAGACGAAAGAGGACGTCGTGAAGCGGCTCGGTCGATCACCCGACCGCGGCGACAGTGCGGTGATGGCGTTCTGGGCTGAGCATCATCGGCCAGGACAGGCCGACTCCTGGGCGGCGCCGAAGGGACAGATGCCCGTCAGCAGCCTGTTCGGAGGATGATGAGGGCGGAGGTGATCCCATTGGTATCGAGTGCTGGGGGACGCAAGGGCTTCGTTTACCGCAGTCGTCACCGGGCGTACCGCGCACTGCGGCGTAAGGGATACAGCAAGAGCAAGAGTGCTCGGTTGGCTAACGCTGGCCGGACGCGTGCGGCTCGGAGCCGTATGGCTCGTAAAGCGGCCCGAACTCGCAGGTCACGGGGTCGCTGAAGATCGCATAGGATGTCACCCGAGAGCAGGGAGGGCGGACACGTGAGCTCATGGGTACTGGTACCCGCTGCGGAGTCGCTGCGGGCTGAGATCGACACGATCGCGCCGGAGCGGGACAAGACGACCGATGGATCCATCGGGGACACGGCGCATCAGGGCAACCCGTCCGATCACAATTTGGACGAGTCCGGCAACACTCCGGACGAGGACTCGGACAAGGTCGATGAGGTTCACGCCATCGACGTGGACAAGGACCTGAACCTGCCCGACGTGACCATGCAAGATGTGGTCGACACGCTGGTGGAACGGTGCCGGCGCGACAACTCGGATCCGAAGAACGAAGCGCGGCTCAAGTACATCATCTTCAACGGGTACATCTGGGACGCGCCCGGGTGGCAGAAGGTGAAGTACACCGGCTCGAATCCGCACGACAAGCACGCGCACTTCAGCTTCGAGTACGACTCGCAGTACTCGGAGAGTACGGCACCCTGGGGATTGATCGAGAAGTACGGAAGTGAGGACGAGATGGCGTTCCTGCCCGAGTACGGGGATACCGGCGAAGAGGTCAAGTTCTGGCAGTTCCTTCACAACGACATGGGGTACTCCGTCGGGGCGGTCGACGGTCACTACGGTGACGCGACGCAAGCCGCGTTCGACAAGTACCGCAAGGCGTTCGGCGAGGGCACCGGGGTCAAGTACGTGTCGGGGTGGCACGCGTGGCACATCCTCCGGGGGCAGGCTCAGAAGTACGCCGGCAAGCCGGGTGCTCCGGGAGCTCCGGGCAAGGATGGACAGCCGGGCAAGGATGGGGCGGACGGGACGATCTCGGGGACGTACGTTGTCACCGGTGGCGAGATCACGATGGAGGGCAAGTAATGAAGCTGTGGGGACGTGAGCCGGCTCTCGTAGTGGGCTTCATTGGGGCATGCCTGACCGGGCTCGCGGCGCTCAACCTGCCGTGGCTGAGCGCGGGACAGGCTGCTGCGGTCACCGGTGCGCTGAGCGCGGTGCTGATCGCGCTGCTCACCCGACCGGTGGCGCCGGCACTGTTCGTGGCCGCGTTCGTGGCCGCTGCGGCGCTCTTCAGCGCGTACGGGCTCGACCTGTCCGATGAGATCGTGGCGGGCGTGACGTCCTCGATCCTGGCCGGATTCGCCCTGTTCGGTATCCGGCCACAGGTGAGCCCGGTCGAGTAGACTCGACGCTCAACCCGTACAAGTTAGCGTGCAGCACGAAGGGCCCGTACCGAATCGGTACGGGCCCTTCGTTGTTCAGCGTGTGACCGTTCCCGTGGATACACGCTGCACCCCGATCGGTCCGCGACCTTCCCACATCATCGTCTCCGAGGATGACGCCGCATGCGACCGGGAGTTCTTGTAGGTAGGTGCGGGTCCGGTAGCGGTAGGAACCGGACCCGCTGCAGTTCTTACCTGAGCTGCAGGTTAGCAGGTCAGAGCTTGATCACTTGCTCTTCGGGTCACGATCGAAGAGGACCTTGCCGAACATGCCGAGAAGGCCGGTTTTGTTCGTGTTGCCGTCCCCCGTGCTCGGTCGACTGCTGGGCGTGAAGTACTTGCCCGAGCTCTTGCCGGACTCACGGCCGAGGTGCTTGGTCTTCTTGGTCATGTGCTCTATCCGATCACGGAGTAGTCGCCGGTGAAGGAATACCAGGAGTGCCCTTCGACCGGCCGGACATCGAGGATCAGGGGTTCGGGCGCCGGTTGCGTGTGACCGGGGATGACCGGCACCGGATACGAAGCGAAACGCGTCTGTGCGATCTGCTCGTTGCGGTGCCGGCCGATGTAGTCGTCCTCGTTCATCATCTTCGCCCTTCGCCCTGTTCTCGCTTACGAGAGGAACCTTACGCGGATCCGTGCAAGGTCACAAGCGGGCTTACTCCTCCGTTCGGTTGAACCAGCCCTCATCCCTATCGGTGAGCGGAGTCGTCTGAGTAGCGGACGGGGTGAGGGCTTCCGACGGGACCCGCCGAGTGAACGTGTACCCGTCCGCGGCCAACCGCTCACAGACGTTCCGGATGGCCGAATAGTCCTGGAGTCCGGTCTCCTCCGTGAATGCGAACGCCAGGGCGGTAGCGGCCTCGTGCAGACTGACCGGGTGCACTGGGCTACCGAGACGCTCGGCGACCGTGTCCGCGATGACATCGGCCAGGGCTGCCACATCGAGGGTGATCGCCCCGCTTACCTGATTTCTCATCGTTGCAACCTAGCACGGATCCGTGTAAGGTTCTAGGCATGACGCAGAGCACACGGCAGGGCATGAGGATCGGTACGGCCCCGATGCGAGGCCGCAACATCGAGCCGGCCGGCGCGGCGCGTTCGGCGCTCCTGTCGGCCAGGAGTAGCCGACAGGGTGAGGTGCCCGCGGCCGGGTGCACGACCGAGGCGCTGAGTGAGCTGTCCCGGCTCGGGCTGATCGGCCCCGGCGGCGGGCTCACCCGGTCCGGCTCGATCATGCGGGACAAGATCCTTGACCAGCAGATGACCGGCGACCTGTTCTGATGAGCGGAGAGGGTGCGGTGCTGGCGATCGGGGCGGTGCTCGCTTCGGCCTCGGTCGCGGTCGTGCTGAGTGCGGCGCTCCGCTGGCTCGGGGACGGGGACGAGGTCACGGTGAGGCGCGAGCGCGTTCAGGACGCACGCAACACGGGTCACTGGGTGAAGCAGGGCGCCGAGGGTGCTCAGGACGTGATCACGGTTCGGTGGGACATGGGTATGCGGGCCTACTTCGTGACGACACCCGGGATGTATGTCGAGTCGCAATGGCCGGACATCGAGGTACTCAAGCGGTATCTGCGCTGGCTGGAGTCGGACGCAGAGGGGTGGACGGCGGCCAGGGACAACGCGACGACCGCTATCCGGATGCGGCTCGACCTGCCGGGGGTCTGGGGCGAATGGAAACAAGGGGCAAACGAACAGAGGGTGATCAAGTGACGGTCGAGGCCGAGAAGCGATGGCTGGTGACGGCGTTCCGGGCGGACATGGACGTGTTGCGGGTCGAGCTCGTGCATGGGCCGCTGGACGTCCCGGTGTTGCCGGGGGATTCGAACGCGATGCGGGCCTGCCGCTGCTACCGGTGCGGGGCGCTGCTGACCGTGGAGGCGGTTCAGGTCGATCGGTTCGGGTCGCTGGGTGTACGGCCGGCGTGTGAAGGATGTGTTTGGGATGAGGGGTGAAGAGGATCTGGAGATCGTGGTGCGCTGGGAGGCACACCGGGCGGCGCTGCGGGCTCGGCGGATCGAGCTGGGTCTCAGCCAGGCCGAGGTCTCCGAACGCATGGGCATGGGTGAGCACTACGTCGGGAAGCTGGAGAATGAGGCTCGCGATGGGCGGATCCCGAACCTCGTGACGGTCTGGAGATGGGAGGACGCACTGAAGACTGATCGGCCAGAGAGTGAGGAGCAGGCCGCTCGGCGGGTCACGGTGCGCGACAGTGCTCAGCAGGTGCGGATCGCGCTGTGTCAGGCGCTGGCCGGACTTGAGCAGGTGCAGGATGCGGCCGGCGGGGCGGACGAGACGGCCAGACTGAAGGCGATCCTCACCTCTCCGGAGGTCACCGAGGCGTTGCGGACGGTGGTGACGAAGAGCGGGGCTGTGCTCGCTCGGGCGATCGAGGAGTGCCGGGAGTTGTTGACCTAGCGATCAACGTATGATCGACGCATGCCGAAGAAAGAACGTACCGGGACGATCTTCGATCCCGAGTTCCGCAGTGAACGTGCACGTATCGCGGGGATCGCCGCTCAGACCGGGCCCGCGATCGTCAAGCGCTTCTTGAGCGCCGTTGAAGCCGGGCGACTCTCCGAGCAGGACATCGATCAGGTACGGCAGGCGCTGAGCGACAGGGGTACTCGATGAGTACCCCTGTCGCTTTGTTTCAGAAGTTCGTCGCTGAGCACGACCGGTCGCTGTCACTGACTGTGAGCGAGGGCCTCGCCCGGTTCACCTGCCCCGGGTGTTCACAGCCGGCCGTAGCGCTGATCACCGGGGCCGTGTTCTGGGTGACACATCTGACCCGAGCAGGGACGGTGCCGATGTTCGAGACCTATCAGGGGTCGTGCGAACTGGTCAGGATCGATGACGGGACGCATCAGATCGAACCCTCGAACCTGCCGAAGAACCCTCCGGTCAAGGCCCGGTCGGCTCCGGCCATACCCGCCGGAGCGCTGAGTCTCGATGACGAGGATGACGTGCGTGACTGGCTGATCGGGGACCTGATCGCCCGCGGGGACTACGTGTCCCTGTTCGGGCCCAGTGGGGTCGGTAAGAGCCTGCTCTCGCTGGACTGGGCGCTTCGGATGGCGCGGCAGGGGTCGCGGGTGCTGTACCTCGATCGGGAGAATCCGGTGCCCGTGATCCGGTCACGGCTGAAGGCGATGGGTGCCATCGCCGACGACATGCTCAGACTCGCGGTCATGCCGTTCACCGAGATGCCCGACCTCGCCACACCACAAGGGGCGGAGGCGCTCGATGAGCTGACCGATGAGCACGGGTCGACGGTGTTGATGTTGGACACGATCAGCAAGTTCTCGCAGACCGGCCAGGCGGGGATGAGCGACCGGTGGCAGGCCATGTACAACCGGTCCTTCGTGCCGTTGCTCAGTACCGGGATGACGATCCTTCAGATCGACCACACCGGTCATGCGAATCAGGAGCGCGAACGGGACTCCTCGGCCAAGAGGGATAACGTCTCGCTGGCTTACGGGCTCATGCCAGCGGCCGGCATGGGGCGGGGTGCGCTCATCCTGACCCGCTCGAAGAACAGGCCGGCGCACCCCGGACCCGATGCGGTGACCCTGACCCGGGTGATCAGTCCGGTACTCACTCACGTCACCGGGAAGCCGCTGGAGGCCGAGGTTCTCAGCATGCTCGGGGCGCTGATGAAGCTGAACGTCCCCGTGTCGGCTGGCCGGGTGGTCGCGGGAGACATCCTGAGAGCCGCGGGAGTGTCCGTTTCGACCGATGTTTTGACCCAGGCACTGCGGCTCCGGAAGGCCTCCGATGACGTCGAAAACTAGCCCCGGAACCGGTTCCGGGAGACATCCGGAGACATCCGAGGGTTTTTGGGGG